CTGTACCAGCTGCCAGATAGTTTTGGGGAACTGTGCCTGATTGGCGTGCAGCCAGCCGGAGAAGTCCGCATCCAGCTTGGACATGGTGTCGTAGGCCGTGACCTTGTAGCTGTTGCGCTTGGTGCGGGTGGGCTTTTCAGCATAGAAAACGCCCACCTTGGTGCGGTTCCCGGCATCGTCCTGCCGGTAATAGGTCAGGGCATCCCCGGCAGTAATTTGCAGGCTGCCGCCCGGGTCTGCCCAGATCTCGGCTTCAATGTAGTCCGAAAACGCAGAGCCGATGGTAAATTCCTGCCCGGAATTTACCGCAGTGTGCAGGGTAAGGGCTTTGATGGTGCTGCCAGCCTCTCCGCCTTTCAGCTCAGTGCCATTTGACAGCAGCAAAACGGGGTAGTACATGCTTCACCTCCAATCAGCATTCAATAATGTTAAATTTAAGGTTCTTCCATTGTTTCGTCTTGGCGTTATGCCAGGCGATGCCGTATTTGCTGCAGTAGCAGGTGGTGGTTTCGGTCTCGGTGGAAGATCCGGCTTTTGGGTGGGTGAACTGGAAGGTTGCCTTGCCAGCGAATAACCCGATGGTGTACTTGTACTCGTCATCCGTCAGGCAGCTGTAGGCAATGGGCCAGGTAGCAACCTTTTCCCGCACCACTTCGCGGTGCATGTACCCGGCTTCGTCGCGGCCGGAATCGCTGGAATCCAGGTCGGAATAGCTCGGTTCAATGTCGCAGTCCGGTGCGTACAGGGATTTGCCATCGATCTGGAACAGATTGGTCAGGGTCACGTTACACACCTCCCGTGGCAATCAGCTGTTTGTGCTGCCAGCGCTGTACGGCGCGGCCTACGTCCTCGTCGGTCAGCTCGATGCCGTACACGGCGGAGAGGATCTCCCGCAGCACGGAAACCACGGCTTCAAAGCCCGCCATCTGGCCTGCCTGCAAATCTTCCATGACTTCGGCCACAGCCTGCTTGATGGTGTCCAGCGGAGCTTCTACGTTGGTGCCGTGGCTCTGGTCACCCAGTACAGCCAGGAACTCCCGGTTCGCCGGAATAACCGCGCCCTGCGCCAGGTAGGGAATCTGCGGCGCAGTGACGTGCCCGATGCTGAATCCCAGGCGATTGCCACCCACAACCGGCACCCAGTCCGGGATATCCACCGACAGTGAATTCAGCGCATCGATGGCGCTGTTCAGGCCGCCCACAACGGCAGAGATCATACCATTGATGAAGCCGATCAGCGAATTGACAGCACCTTTTACCGTGTTGACGATACCGTTCCAGATATCCCCGACCCGATCACTCAGACCAGTCCAAAAGGCGTCCCATGCCTGGCTCAGACCCGATTTCAAAGCGTTGAATTTATCAACGATCCCGTTCCAGAAGTTTGTCCACTCTGTTGTAACGCTCTTCCACCATTCCTGCGCACAGAAAGCCACACTGTCCCAGAAGTCGTTCCATCCGGCAACAAAATCATCCCATTTTCCGGAGAACCAGTCGCAGATGTCCTCCCAGTTAGAAACGATGACCGCAACCAAAGCGGCGAATAGCGCAACAATTGCCGCAATTAGGAGGGCAGGCCAGAGGCCGATGGTAGAAACAATAGAGGCAACAATGCTGCCCAGCCATCCTAAAATGGCAGGGATTGCGACCTCTGTGATCCACGCGCCGATGGCAGGCAGCAGCGTTCCCGTGATCCAGGCGCTCAGTGCCGGGATCAGAACCGCGGTCAGGACAAGAGGCCAGGTGTTGGCCAGCAGCTCGACAAGCTGCTGGATCAGCCCCAGCCAGTCAATGGCCGCGAACATTCCCATAATGGTCTGGCCCACCGAACTCCAGTCAGCCTGAGAAAGGGCGGTATTGATGGCCGTCAAAATCCCGATGGCAAGCGTTCCCAGGTCGCCTGCGGCCTGCACCCAGTCGATATTGGCAAGCGCCGCGCTGAGCATGGCTGCCACATCCAGCCCCAAGGCGGCCCAGTCAAACGTCTGCACAAATCCGTGCAGCGTCTGCAGAAGGGCCATAAACTTGTCGCTCAGGACCCGGCCGAGAGCCGCCCAGTCGATGGTTGCAAACAGGCCGTTCAGCCCCGTACCAATGCCCGCTCCAAGAGTCACCCAGTCAAAGCCCTGGAAAAATGTATCGATGAAGTGCAGGACGGTATTCAGTCCATTACCTATTGTGCTGCCCAGCAGCCCCCAGTCCAGGTTCTGCACAGCACCGTTCAGCCCATTGTACAGGTTGGTGGCCCACCGGATCGCGGTGGCGTCGATCGGCCCCCAGTCGATGGCCGCCATGCCCTCGTTGAGCTTCTGCGCCACCAGCTCGCCCACCTGATACCAATCGCCGGCCTTGATGGCATCCAGGATGCTGTCAAGGAACGGGCTTTTCCCCTGGAAATCATAGTTCGGCACGATCTGGCTGGCTCCGGCACCGCCCCCGCCGCCGGAGCCGGTATCCTGCTGCGGTTCGCTCAGCCGTTCCAACTCATCAAAACCGGCAAGGCTCTTGCTTGCATCCTTGACCTGCTGGGCGGTTTCTTCCGCGGCGCTGCCCACGCCGGCGACACCGGCAGCCGCATCCGATGCGGCAGAAACCGTTGTGCCGGTCAGGAAAGAAACCAGCTGCGCAATGTAACCGAACACGGTTGCCGCCGCGCTGGCCAGCGCCGTCAGCGCCGGGGTCAGGACCTGGATCAGCGGGGCTGCAGCGGTCTGCGCTGCGCCGCTCAGGTTTCCGAGCGCGGTGCGGAGCGATGCCGAAGACAGCAGCGCCTGCCCCATGTAATTGGTCATGTTACGCAGACCGGCACTGATCACATTGAATACCAGTGCCCCGGCCGCAATGCTTCCCAGGCGGTTCAGGAAGGTCTGTAAGCCTTTACCGCTCTGTGCCAGGCTGCTGGTGATCTTGCCGATCCCCGACTTGACCAGTGTTCCGAAGGTCTTCAGCACAGACCTGGCGCCCTTCTGCAGAGTGGAGAACGCTCTGGACGCCGCGCCTCCGATTGCCGCAGCGATCATGCCGCCGGTGTTGTTCCCGGTCACACCCAGATTGCGCAGCTGATCATTCAAGTCCTGTGTCCGGCCGCGCAGTGCCTCCAGTTCGCCCTGCAGCTCCGTATATCTGGCGCTGCTGGTGCCGCCAGCGTCATCCGCAGCCTGCTTCATCTGCTGTACCGTCTGGTTGACCTGGTACTGTTTGGCGCGCAGCTGCTCCGCGTCGGCGATCATCTTCTGATAGACCTGGTCACTGGCCATAGCGGCCGCATACTGCTGCTCAACCGCAGCATTGTTTGCCAGGTCCGTCTGGGTCGGCTTGTAGGTCACGAGCTGCGCATCAAAGGGAGCGCGTGCCTTTGCCTCATACTCGGAGATCTTGTTCAGCAGGGCGTCATACTGCTGCTGCAGCTTGCCGGCCTCGGCCTGCGCTTTCTGGAAATCCCGCGCAGAATTTTTCCCGGCTGCAGACGCACGGTTCTCAATCTCGGTCAGCTCCTGCACAATAGGGGACATTGCTTCGCGGGTGGCTTCCATCTGCTGTTCCAAAGCCTGGATCTCCCGGCCATGGAAGGCGCGTTTGACTGCGTTGGCCACTTCGGTCACCACAGTTTTCAAAGCGCGGCAATCCTTCATCAGCTGGCTGTTGTCCAGCCGGGTATTGATGCGCACGCTTCCGCTTACAGACAAATTCATCACCCCTTTATGCAGTGCTTAATCAGTGCTTATACAGTGTTTATTTCCGGCCGTCGAGCAGCTCCTCCAGCCGCCGTTTTTCGGCCAGTTCGGCGTCGCTCAGCCGCTCCCGCAGATCGACCTCGGATCTGTGGTCGCGGTAATATTCCCGTTCCCACTTATCCAGCGGTTTGTGATTCTGCAGCTTATTTCGGATGCTGACCACAGTCGAGAGCGGTCCCTCCCCAACGGCGGAAAAATAGCCCAGGAAAGTGAACCAGTGCAGGTACGGCAGGCTGCGCACGTCGCACCCGGCCACCTTGTTGACCCCGGACGCGATCATCGAGGCATCCTGCTGCCAATCCATCAGCCGGCGCGGCGGTTTCCGATTCTGGGGCGGCAGCTGCCCGCCTTCGATGAACTCCGCCAGTTTTGTCATCGCTTCGCTGTAGTCGCCTTCCGGTATACTGGCAAAATCTTCATAGAACAGCGCCATGGCGATGTACCACCGCTCCATCTCGCTGTCATTCGGGTCGGTCAGGTGGTCGATGATATCCAGCACATCCCGGAAGTCGGTGTTCACACGGTACGGCGTCCCGTCCACCGTCACCACTTCCGGCAGATCCCAGCCGTTCACTTCGCAGCCTTGGCTGCCGCACGGCGCTGGGCGCGGTTGGCAGCCGCCTTGGCAACGGCGCTGCTGGCCTTATCTTCAATGCCGCGCTTGGCGCCGGCTTCGATGATGGGGGTCAGCGCCGCCAGCAGGTTCGTCACGACCCGCTCGCCATTGGTGGCGGCCGCCGCCAGGTTCACCCCGCCCAGAATGCGGTCAAAATCGTTTTCCGGGCCGAACACCTCGGACAGCAGCGATTTGATTTTGACGTCATATTCCCGCAGCACCTTCAGGAATGCCGCGGCCTTATCCTCATCGCTTGCCGTCTCATCACGCAGCGCCTGCTGGCGCTCACCGATTTCCTGATCCATCTCGATCAGGCGGTCCCGCGCCTCAAAAAAGCGGTTATACACGTTCGGGTCGGACGGGTTGAAACGCAAAACGCCGCCCCCGGCCGCCTCGCCGCCGTTGATCTCGAATTCCTCTACGCCGGTATCAATGTTCAGTTTGACCATGGATATTTCCTCCCTGTTCAGAGTGATAATGCCTGATCCAGGCATCACAAATGCGCCCCTGCTTACCGCAAAGGCGCATCTTGTCATAACTGGATCAAATCCGGGTCAGCTGCCGCCGCCGGAATCCGCAGCGGTGAACGTCTTGGTCTGCACGTTGAAGGTCCCCTTGGTCTTCACACCGGTGTAGTGCACGTTGAAGGGGATCTGGTAGCCGGTCGTATCGCCGCCGTAGCTGGTGATCTCGATGTAGCACTCTTCCTTCACCGCGGGGAAGGCCCCGGACTGTTCTGTTTCCCACAGGTGGACTTCCACAATGTCGGTCTTCAGGTCATCCAGCAGCAGGTCGCCGTCGATGATCTCCTGCAATTTCTCAAACAGCGGGCTGTCCTTGTCGGCGTAGTACGGCTCCACCGAGCCGGACTTGTCGTAGCTGGAGATCTTGATGCTCTTCTGGCCGAGGATGTTGTTGGTGGTATCGACCTGGGCGTTCATCTCGGCGCTGTACTCTTCCAGGTCCTGGCCGAGACGCTCATACGAAGCCGTTCCAGCCGCCTGGCCGAAACTCGCGTTCAGAAAATGCGCCATGTATTTGCGTTCGATCTTTGCCATTGGCTTTCACCTCATTTCTTCACTTGAATTCATCGGGATAAAACTGCTCAAACGTGACCGAGAGCGTTACCATGTAGATCGCCGTGCCGCAGCCATCAACGCTGAACAACTGCCCGTTCTGGGCACTGGCCCGCGCCGACGTCTGGGTGTTGCCGAAATTCGGTACGAGCCTGCGGGCATTCTGCTCCTGCACCCAACGCTGAAAGCCCATCAGCCAATCGGCGTTGATCTTGGCCGCCACATCATCCTCCGCAGATTTTTCGAAGGTGAAGTACAGGCCAAAATTGTACTGGTTGGTCAGCGTGACATCACCCAGGATGGTCTCAGTTCGCTCTACCTCCTGCAGACCCTGCGGGAACACAGCGCCGTTGGAGGGGATCTGGTCGGTGTAGTCCACCTGGAAATTGCCCAGGATGTTATACCCCGTGTAGGTCTTCAGCCAGTCGATCAGGCGCTGAAGGTCCGTTCTGGTTTCGGTATCCTGCATTATTTTGCCCTCCTGTCCAAATATCGCTGCAGGTCGGCGGTCATGGCCGCCCCTTCGAAAGCAACGACCGTCTCATCCCAGTATGGCCCTGCCATGGGGTTCTTGGTGCGGGTGTAGTTCAGCGGGTTCCCGCTGCGGGACAACCCTTTGTAGATATACACCGCATGCGGGGCCTGCGTTACGATCTCCGGGACACGAATATCAGTCTGCGCAATGGTTAGCTTGATGGTGGCGCCGCTTCGGTATGGCATGTACCGCTGGATACGGCGCAGCACGTTGGCCGTGTGGAACATCTGCGCTTCACCTTTTTCGCCCAGTCCCAGCTGGTCGATGATTTGCTTTCCTGTGGGCAACTTGATTTTCACGTCAACGTCCATCTCAGGCCCCCGCCTCCACGTGACACGGCTCCCCGTGCCAGAACTTCTGTTCCACCCAGTTGACGGTGACAACGTCATAGACGTTCGGCAGGAGCTTGCTCCACTCCTCCCGCGTGGCGATTTCCGGCCCGACGCCGGCAACCACGCGGTCGCCTGCCATCAGCACATAAGTGCCAGCCACGTCGTCGGCTTCGCCGGGCATGACCCGCGCCGCCGTTTTCTGCGGGATGATCAGCAGATACTCGCTGCTGCGCCTGGCGCCGTCCTCGTTCACGGTCTTGCTGCGGCGCGTTTCGTAGTACACGCCCTGCAGCACAGTCCGGCGGCAGGAAAACGGGTTTAACACTGTATGGTACACCGTCACGGTCCTGTCGCAGTGCGGGTACGTCAGAGGCGGCCCCGTTGCATGATATCTCAGCATTCAGCCGCACCCCCTGTACACATCGGCATACAGGCACAGGCAGCGGTAAAACTCCTGTTCCTGCGCCGCGGGCGACGTATCCGGGGCGCTCACCGCGGCCCGGCTCTCGCTCACACTGCCCACGCTGGCGCTCTGGATCGCGCCGCCCTCGGCCTGCAGACGCTCGAAAGCGTACATGGCGTCGGCGATCGCGCACACCGCCATGTCCCGGCTGCTCGGCTCGATCCAGGTCACCGTGTAGATCCGCTCATACCGCGCAACCTTGGTGCCGGCGTCCCGCTGTACATCTGTCCAGGCGTCCTGCGGGATCGAAGATCCGCCATACTCGACGGTATAAAAGCTGTAGTTCGTCATGCGTCAGCCCTCATCCGCCTTGCGGCGGGGCTTCCTGCCGGCCGGCTTTTTGTCAGGCTCGGCAGCGGGTTCGCTTTCGGCCGTGGCAGCGGGTTCGGCGTCCGGCTCTGCGATGGTGCTGATGTCCGCATCCACGGTGCCAGCCTGCGGCCGGCCTTCCTGGCTGGCGCCAGCGGGAACCGTAGCCAGGGGTGTCGGATCAGGGATAAAGCCTACACGTTTCATCCGGATCAGCCTCCTGCCACGGGTTTGTAGCTGGCGTACACGCCGGCCAGCTTGTTGGCGTAGAGGTCCGCGATGCTGACCAGGCGGTAGCCGTACTTGTAGGCGTCGCCGTCCTGGTTGGCATCCGGGGTCACGATCTTGGGCGCGGCGTGCTTGTGGTACTGGATGACAGCGGGCTTGTGCACGATGACGAAGTTCAGGTCGGACGCACCGTCCGCCTTCTTGTAACCGCCAGCTTCCTCGCCGGTGCCGCCGGAGAGCTGGTCGATGGCCGTATGGAACCGCTTCTGCGGCACCTTGACGATTTTTGCGAAGCCGGTCAGGATCTCGCGGCTCTTGGTGGTGTCCAGGTCCGAGATCATGCCGTACAGCGTAGGCGTGATGTACAGGTACCGGTCGCCTTCCGAGACCTCATCCTCATCCATGGCGGTGGTGGCGGCGCGCAGCGCAGCAACCACGGCCGCGCCATCGGCCAGGGTCTCCTCCTTCTTGCCGATGCCGGTCTTGGAGCAGTAGGTCGCAAACCGGAAGGCGTCGATCTCCGGGCCGACCTTCGTGCGGATGAACTCCGCCGCCAGGCGGCCGAAGGCGATGCCCGCCGTCTCCAGGTCGTCCATGGAATCGACCCAGAACATGCGGCCGCGGTCGAAGTTGCACTTGACTGTCTCGTTTTTCAGGGTCACATCGCCCTGCACATAGCCGCTGTTACGGCTGTAGTCGGCCAGGCCCTGCATGTCCATCATGGGGATGATCAGCTCGTTGGCGTTGGCGCCCTGCTGCACCAGCTCCGGCGCGCCGTCCAGGTCGCTAGTCAGCACCTCGCGGGCATAGACCTCATCCAGCAGCGGCACATAGCTCTTTGCCAGTTCGATTGCATTTGCCATAGGTTTTTTCCTCCTTATTTCTGATCGGCCGCCTTGTCAGGCAGGCCCATCGCACGGCGCATGGCCACATCGCGGTTGGTGGTCTGGCGGACAGCAGCGGTGCCTGTCCCGGCCGCATAGGGCGGCGGGGTCTCCACCGGCTCAAACAGATACCCGCTGTCCTTCTGCAGCGCATCCAGGGCGGCGTCGATGTCCTGGTCCTGGTTCTTGCTGCCGCGCAGGGCGTCCATATCCAGCAGCGCCTTGATGGCCTTGGGGCTGCGGCCGCGCCGCTTGCCGATGGCGCCGTCCAGCCGCGCGTCAAACTGCACGGCGGCCACGCGGGCATCGGCATCCTTCTGCGCCTGCTCCGCCTTGGTCTGCCAGTCGGCGGCGGACTGGCGGATCGCGTCGATGTCCATATCCTTGTAGCCGGCGATGGTCTTGTTGGCATCGGCCAGCTGCGCTTCAGCGGCCGCCTTGGCCTCGTTCGCGCTGTCGAGGTCGGCGCGCGGCGCATACGCCTTGCCGATCTCATTGCTGACCTGTTTGTCAATCTCCTCGGTGTAGCCATCGCCGAGGATGTCTTTCAGCCATTCGAGCATAAGCTCCTCCTTGTGGTTGTGTGTTGGTTTCGGATACAACAAACGCCCCTTCATAAGAGGGGCGGGGGTTCCGGTGATTCAGTTTGTCGCGGGGCCGGTGCCGGCGTCGCTTTACCGGCCGGGGCGGCGGATGCGGGCGAAATATCATGGTCATGGCCTCCTGAGGGGAAATCTAGGCATCAAAAAAGCACCGCTTAAATGCGGTGCAAACGGTGTTTGAAACGTGTTTACGGGTCCTTTTTTCGGAAGTCGTAGTGGATATCGGGGTCATACTTTTGGCCGGATTTCTCGATGGATGCCACGAAATTTTCATAAGTGATTTTATTAAAATGGCTGCGCACTTCGCTATCCTGAAGAAGTGCAGGGTCGGCTTTCATTGCTTCAAACAACATTTTGTCATCTGTTGTCTGCATAGCTTCTTCTTTTGTCATTTGAACAGCCCCTCTATAAAATCATAAAGTTCAGCATCTCACGACTGGTAATTTACTGTCTTGAAAACGCTTTACAAAGGCTTTGCGCCTTCCAGCCAGCGTTTGATACGGGCATCGTGTTCCGCCTCCAGCTCCTCCAGCGGCCTGGGCGGCGGTTTGCTGGGATCAAAAGCGATCCGCTCGTCCGCCTCGGTCCAGTTGCCAGATGCTTTCAGCAAATACATGGCATCGGTCGCATCACTGCGGGCGGGATCGGGAATCCAGTCAAAATACAACGGTTCCGGGTCGTCCTCTGTATAAGGCCACGCAGCGGCAAGGTCTTTCCGCCACTCGGCAAGTTCTTCCGCCGTTGGCGGATTATCCTGAAAATATGAGCCCATACTTCACACCGTCCCTTCGCAGTTCCTCGGCAAACGCAACACGCTGGGCCAAAGCCTCTTCCAAATCATCAGTGTTTCCCTTGTACAGCGGGTATTTTTGCTTAAGTGATTTGAACCAATTGCGTGCCCGTTCCAAGTTATACCCGTACACCTTCTCACAGGTATACAAGGCACCGGCGTGTCCCACGGCCCCAACGCCTTTCATGTTCGGGTACTTGATAAGCCGCTGGACATCCTCTGGACTCAGTATATCATTGCTGGCGTGGTTATGTAAAGAGTAGTAGGGCACCGAAAGCTCCGGGGATGCCACCTGCATTTTCCCGCTTGCCCCAACGCTGTACCGCACATAACCGTCTGCCGTAAAGTCCACAATGGCCTCCGTACCCAGAGCCTTATTCTGGACTTTACGCAGCAGTTCACGCGCATATCCCTGGGCCTTTCCGTTGGCCTTATTGGTCAGTCCACGGAAAGACGGGGCGGGGACTGCGTTGATCCGCTCCTCCGTGACGCTGTACAGCGTATGCCCCTGGATCTGTACGTCTGACACCTTGCTGCGCCGGTACGTCCACACAGCCTTGCTGGCCTGACTGCGGCCGAAACCGGCCACCTGCAGCCGCTCGTTTCGGGTCGGCAGATTCGCCGCCTTGCAGAATTTGGTGTACTCGCTCTGCAGCACCCGCAGCCGGATCTGGTGCTTTTGCAGGTCTGGGCTTTTGGTCTCTTCATCGGCCAAAATCTGCCGGCGCAGGTTGCGGATGGCGTTTTCCATGGTGGCCTGCTCCTGCCCGGCCTGGTACAGCGTGTAATGCTTGCCGTTGTAGGTGATACCCCTCTCATTGTCCTCGGCAAACTGCTTCAGCTCAGCCTCGGTGTACTGCGGCGCGTTCACGCCCAGAATAATTGGGCTGGCCGTATGGCCGCAGTTCAGGTGCCCGATACGCCGTTGCAGGCTGTTGTTCAGTTGCTCATACTCCGCATCACTGTACTGGCGGCCCTGGATCGGCTCATGGTCTGGCGCGCAGGCCGCGTGGGCGCTGATCTCCCAGCCGTCACACCCCAGCCTGTCATGGTTGGCTTTCTGGACTTCATCGTCCAGCGCGCCAAGCTGGTCCATTATGTACCGCCGGCAGGCGTACTCAATGCCGATGCTCCGGCCGGATTTCTGCTCTATGGTGCGCAGGCCGCGCTTGGCCAGCGGCATCACGGCACGGCGGATCGCCGTTTCCATGTCCAGCACGCCCGTCGCCGTCTCCCGGAAGGCAAAATCCAGCGCCCTGGCGTATGCATCCTGCAGCGGAAGCACCTGGCCGTCCGGTGCCGTTCCCCACAGGTTCTGCAGCATCTCAGCCGTTTTGCTCTTGGTCATCTCGGCATAGGCGTCGGCCATCTGCTGCAGGCTGCCGTTATCCTCATACGCCAGGCTTTTGTCCAGGACATACTCAAACAGGCTGCTGATAACTTCCTCCTGCAGCTTCAGCTGCTCCGCGACCCGCCGTTCGACCTCTTTTTTGCTGGCGCCCAATGCCTGGGCGCGGTAGATCTGATATTCAGCGGTCTCGGTGATGGCGCCGGCGCCCTTGATACGGCGGCTGATGTCTTTGACCAGGTCGTCGATCATGGGCTCGGTCAGGGCGAGAACGGCGTCCTTCAGCCCGTCGCGTTGGGCGCTGGTCATTGGTATCCACCACCTTTGCACGGATGACGCCCGTAGTGATATTGAGTTCCTCCCGGTAATTGACCGGCGCATGTTCCTGGAACGATACGCCGGTCAGGTCAATAACGAGTCCGTCACACATGGCTGCACCTTACCTTTCCAGATCCGCCAGCTCCGGCATATATTTCTGCCGGATGAAGGCCAGGTCGGCCTCAGTCTCGGCGGGCAGGTCATATTTCCAAGCCAGCGCCAGCTCCGGCTTCAGCAGGCCCATCTGCACCATCTCTTTGCGCTCGGTCCATTCCGCGTCAGCGTCATACAAGACGCCGTTGCCCCAGGTCACGGTCAGCATCTCCGGGTCCCAGGCTTCACTGCCGCACAGATTGTAAGCGCGGCCGATCTGGTCGGCCAGGCGCAGCGCATCCTGTAACGCGTCGTACCACAAGGTCTGGAAGTCGATGATGCTGAGGCTGTAATCCCCGGCGCTGGAATTGATCTCGGTCGCCGTCTTGCTCACGGCCTCGGCGTCGCTTAAAATGCCGCGCTTGATCCCCAGCAGGTTTTCCACGGCCTTCAGGTACCCCTGGCGGCGTGTCTCGTAGCTTTCATGGCGCAGGGAGGGCGCGAACGCTGTGACGCCAAGGTTCGCTTCACTCCCGTCCAGGCCAACAAACAGGTCATCCCGCAGCCGTTTGCAGTGCAAGCCGTCTGCGCCCGTTGTCTGCAGCAGATCCGCGCTGACCGCGATCCGCATCCGCCCCAGCTCAAACTCCCGGTCGAGCTGGTATTCGTTCGCGTTGATGTTGTGGATCAGGCCCAGCGCCGGGTCATAGACAGACACGCCGTCGGTGGAACCATCCACCGTATTGGCAAAGGGCATTTTAATATGTACGAGCCCCACGCCATCGATGGGAGTGACGTAGGTGTATTCGGGCTGCAGATTCTCATACTGCGCCAGGCTCTGCAGCGGCACCCGATGCCCCAGCGTGTTGGCGCTGCTGGACAGATACAGCCGGTTGCGGACGGTCAGGCGGCCGTCCGGCCCCGCCGTGCGCCGCTCCACCAGCGTGTAATACTCCCGGTCGGCAATGACCGATTTTTCGCAGGTCGCCATGTCGGTGATCTGCCCGTCCGGCAGCTTGCCCAGCACGCTCCAGTGATCCCGCCGGATCACCTGCCAGCTCAGTCCGCCGTTTTGCAGGATGACGGGCTTCAAAAATGCCTCACCGCCCACCATGGCCCACTGCATGGCCAGCCGCCGGACCTTATCGCAGGCGGTGCGGACGCCGTCCATCCATTGCAGTTTGGGCGTCTCGGTATCGTGTAGGCCACTGTCATACTCGGCAAAGGTCGCCTTGCACAGCTTGTTCACGATGGCATAGGGCAGGCGCTGGCAGGGGTCCTCACCCAGCTCCTTGGACGGGGCACGGGCGAACCAGTCCGCAAACCATGTATCAATGGCGTCCTGCATCTCTGTACTGGTAATGTCCGGCAGCCCCAGGGCTTCCTGGATATTACTCGCGCCGCTGTTGGCCAGCGCCCGCAGAAACGCGCCCATCGCTCTCACCTCCGATCTTCATTTCTTCCATCAAGCGCCTGAAACACCGCGGCAGCAGACAAATGTCGCTGCCGTTTTGCCAGGGACAGCCCCTGCAATCAGGGATCGCGATTTTTACTTTCATGGTTGTGCACCACCACACCCGGCATGTGGCGCAGGGCGTACTCCATCCCGGCTGCATACTGCTGAATCTCATCAGCTTGTCGCCGGGCCTCCTGCAATTCCTGCCTCAGCCGGTCATTTTCTTCGATCAGGCTTTCCTTCGCATACCGCGGGAGGAAGTTCTCCACCAGCCACTTTTTGAATTGATTCATGGTACCCACTCCCGCGTCACAGATCTTCGCCGTGCTCATGCTCCATCCAGAGAAACGGGTCTGTGCGGCGGCACAGCTGAATCTGCAGCTGTGCCAGCTCCTCCCGCAATTCCCGGTTCTCCTCTCTCAATGCCGCCTGGGCAAACGGCGCCAGGAACGTCTCGATAAACCAGTGCTTTAGCTTCATCAGGTGCCCCTCCTCAGCCACAGCCGGTTGGTGGCGTAGCGCACTGCGTCGATGTGGTGGTTGTCGGCGTCCACATATCCAGGCAGCACCTCGCCGTCCTTTCCGGTCTCGTATTCATATTCGGTGAATTCCTTGGCGGTGTCGGGGCATCGCTTGGGGTCGATGACGATAGCCGTCAGGCCCTGCAGCCATTTCATGGATTCCCGCACGCTGCCGGGACCCTTGACCGCCTCGCGGCAGCGGATACCGGCGTCTCGATAGTCGCCGCAGCTCTTCATCTCGGCGCTGTCGGCGGTCACTGTCTCCCAGCGTTCGATCCGCCCCAGCACCAGCCTGGCGGTCTCCTGGTTGTTGATTTTCAGCCTGGTCAGTTCATCAAAGATGTACAGCGTTCGCCGTCCGGCATCATACCAGCAGCGGTTGAACGCCCAGGGGTCCGGGTACCAGCCCCAGTCCACGCCATTCAGCGCATCCCCGAAGCTGCGGATACGCTTGTTACTCAGCTCCTCCAGTCGGATGTTGTCAAAAACCTGGGTGCCGTTGCCCACAGCCTCGCCCAGGTACTCATGGCGGTACTTGGTGGGCCTGGTCTCTTTGATGTACTCGGCCTGGGCCAGAAATTTAGGCCCCAGCCATTCGGGCGGGGCCTCCAGGTAGCTGCTGTGGTGGACCCGCTTGCCGGGGCGCTGGGCCAGCGCGTATTTGTTGGCCCAGTTCCGCGCGGCAGCGGGCGGGTTGAAGCTGATAAAGGTCAGGCCGAATTCGCCGCCGCGCAGCGCGGACTGCTGGACGTTTCGCACCGCGTCCTCGCCGCCCTTGATCTGGTCCGCTTCCTCAAACCACAGCACACCGATGTAGCCGAACGGCAGCTTGATGGACTTGATCTTCTGCGTGTCGTCCAGGCCGCGGAACAAAATGCGTTGCCCGGTGGGCAGGTAGGTGCATTGCAGAGGGCTTTGGGTACACTTGAATTCGCTTGTCAGCCCCAGCTTGTCGATGGCCCACAGGATCTGCGCGTACACGCTGTCCCGCAGCGTGTCGGCCACCTGGCGGCAGACCAGCGCGTGGCAGTCCGGGTGACGGAGCAGTTGCAGGATCACCTCCACGCTCACATAGGAGCTTTTCAGGCTGGCACGTCCACCTTTTTCGACTGCCTCATCGATGAGGCCCTTGTTGATCTGCCGGTGGGTTTCGTAAAACGCCGGGCCGATCACGTCCTTTAGGCGGATCGTCTGCGTGTCCTTAGAGGTCATCCACGATCACCACCTTGTCGCTGCCGCCGCTCTGCTGCATCTCGCGGTACATCCTGATGGCCTCCACATCCCCGGCGCGGGCCTTCTCCACCAGCGCCGCATGGATGGCCGACCACTCGCCGGCGGCGTACTTCTCCGCCGTGGCGTCAAGCAGCTGGGAAAATTCCCGCTTTGACAGCCGTTTGTACTGTGTTTGCAGGGTCTTCAAATCCTCAGCAGGGTTATACTGTTCCTGCTGCGCTGCCGTGCGGATGTCCGCCAGCAGTTCGCGGATCGTTGCGTTTTTGCTCCTCATGCAGCGGACTCCTTTCGGTAAAAAATCAGGGCGCCGGGACCGGCGCTTAAGCACCCGCAGAAACGGGCCTGTTTTCGCGTGTGTTTGTGCGCGGGCAGTTTTGCCGCCCGCGTTTCTTAAACGAAATTAAACGGCTCTGCGGCGCGATTAAACGGGGTCTGGGCGCCGCCGTACAGGAGCACGGGAATTTCCGCGGGATATGCTTCGCCATCCGGGGCAAAACCAGCGGTTTTTCCTCGGATGTCAAAGTATGTCCGCCGCTTTCGCTCTGGGGGGCGAACCAGCCCCGTCACTACTCCCGGTTTCCTGTTCAAGCTCAAAACTGAGCCGAATCTTGTGTTCTATTCCATGTAACGGCAGCACCGCCGTGGCGCGCCGTTCCCGGACCAGTACGCTGCGCAGCGCCTCCAGCTCGGCCAGGCGCTTCAGCGGCCCGCTGGTGAAGTCCAGCTCACCGTCCGGCCGCCGTACCGCCTTGCTGGGCGGCAGCGGGCCGTCCCCGGCCAGCCACAGGATGTTGGCTTCCTCGTCCTCGCTCAGCGGTTCCGGCGCGCCCTTGGTCGCGCCCAGCCAGTACAGCACGCCGTTTTCCTTGCGGATCGCGTAGTAGACGCGGATCACGTCATTGACCTGGATAAACAGATACGACGGGTACAGCGTGTACAGCTGCTCCTGCCAGCGCCCGCCGCGGCGAATCTGCCGGCGTTCCTGCGGGCAGTAAGCCGTGATCCCGGCCCTGCGCAGCTTGCCGCAGATCTCGGTCTCCCGGCCGGTCAGCACCTGCAGCACGTACATCATGGCTTGCCCTCCTGCACCTTGCGGTCCAGGTAGCCGGATACCTGCTTGTACAGGTCGGGACGTTCCTTCGCCATGGCGTTCCACAGCATCGTCTTGACGTCGCTCGCGCCGGCCTCCAGATCGGTCTTGTTCTGCAGCTCCACGCGCTTCTTGTAGGCGACGGCGCGGGTCAGGCCGCTGATCTGGTTCATCAGCTTATCCACGCTGACCTTGGACCAGTCCTCATCCTTCTTGCTGGCCAGCGCGTTCATCAGGTTCTGGCTGGCAATGCGCACCAGCGCCTCGGTGGTATCCAGGTCCGGGTAGCGGTCCAGCTGCTCCAGCATATTTTTGAAGTTCTGCTGAGCGATCTGCAAAGCCTGAACGCTCTCCACATACCCTTGGGCGTACCGGCACACGCTCGACGTGCTCAGGCTGTATCCGTTCTTCTCCAGGTACTCCACGATCTCGCTGTATGTGGCGCTACCGTCGAGGATCATTTCCTCAACGGTAGCTTTCATCTCCGGCGGGAGCGCGTCGATCTTGCTGTGCTTGCGGTTGCCCTTCTTTCCAAACGACCAACCCATGTCACACCTCAGTTGACCAGATTGTCTTTCATGCCGCCCTCAAGCAGGCGGGTACCCTTGCCGGACAGCTTGCCTTCCAGATCGACCCAGCTGTGGTCTGCCAGATCGGGCACCGGCACATGGTCCTTGACGGTGCGCAGCAGGATGTACCCTTCCAGCGCGAGAAAGTCCACGCTCGCGGTGTACAGCTCTTCACCGATACCGTCATCGGACAAAGCGATCTGGATACCGCGCAGGCTGTTGTACTTCGGATAGAGAACATTCAGTGCGCGCATGACCCTGCCGTTGGCGCGGGCAAGTTCATTCTGTTTCATCTCAGCCAGCAATTTTTCTTTCAGGTCCATCATGCGTTCTCCTTCCGCTGCATCTGCATCAAAATCTCCAACACGCGGTCAAGCTTCTGATTCTGCTGTTCGAGTTTCCGCTCGGTTTTAGCCTGCTCGCGGTAAAAATCCTCTTTTGTCAGGTACACTTCACTGATTTTGGAAATCTTCTTCCGGCACTCGTCAATATCCTTATCATGGGTGGCGCGGGTGGTATAGGTTTCCTGGATCGCCCGGATCTGGGATTTACAGGAATCCAGCTGCTTGTCGAACTCAGCCTTCGGCACGGCACCTTCAGCTTTCTTTTCCACCCGGTCGTAGCTCCGCTTCAAAAGCCAGCACAGCAGGCCGGTCACGCCGCCGAGCAGCAGCACCGCCAGCCACCAGGTCCCTGCGTCAAACTGCATTCCTTCCATCTCGCACCCCATAAAAAATCGTGAGTATCATTGCATCTACAATGATACTCACGATTCGTAAAATGGGGAATGTGAAATGCTTTAATATTTTATTTTACTCCGGCGGGTCAAACAGGCTCATCTGTTCGGGTTGTGGCGTCCGGCCGGTTTCACGGATTTTCTCTCGTATAATGTTCCGGATCATTACGGAAGTCAGACCGTATTTTTTCGCCAGTTCGTTGTAATTATAGCCATTGAACTCGGCCACAATGGCCTGGTTGCGCTTGATCCGTGCAAAACTGTCCGGCTTGGGGATGTAAATGGTATCGGCAGAGTAGTATTCGATCAGTTTCAGATAGTTATCAAAACCGATCAGGTCAGCGACCTCTCTCTGCTTATCCGTCAGATCATCTATCCTGACTTCCCACTCTCCCATTCGCACCACCTGCCTTTTTCTCCGCAGAAGCGATGTATGCTTTCAGGATTTCGATCAGCTTGCTGCAATCCTGGTAACTCAGCCATGCAAGCGGCTTTTCAAACCCGGAATCCATGCCCAGCTCCTTTTTGATAATGCCGCGCAGCCGGTCGGCCAGCCGCGCTTTGCTGGGGCTCAATTCGTTCAGGCGATACATCAGGTGCCATACTTTGCCGCATTGCCCTTCGCTGGCGTGCCCCGGTGCCGTCGGGCGCTGCGGGCGGCCCCGGCGCCGCGGTGTGGGATTGGAACCCTGCTTCTTTTCCAGCTCAGCGATCACGTCGTAGGCCTCGGCCGATGTCAGCCCGCTGATGTGCTGCTTGCCGGTCATCCCAAATACCAGGTCATGCAGGGCGTCGTCACCGTCTCTGCTCTTCATGCCCAGTGCACCGGCAATGGCATAGATTTTTCGGACTTGATATGTGTTGATTGCTGCCATTGTCCTCAGCCTCCTTCTTCAACCCGGCAGCGGCTTTCAGCTCCTCGATCTGCTCCGGCGTCAGGCCCGTGGCCAGGTACGCCTGCAGCAGCCTCCAATCCCGTTTACTCATGGCACTCCATATTAGGTCATATCGGGCTGCTCATCCGACACGTCGTAGTAGAACTCGTCGCTCTGGCGGATATAGGCCCCGATCTGATTCAGGAACTCCAGCGGCTGGCGTTTCAGCGCCTCCCGGTCCAAAGATTCCGTTGTCTTGATGAACTCTTTCCGTCCCATAGCCTTCAGCGTGGCGATGGCCTCGGCAACCTTGCCAGTGGGAAGCATCAGCTTGCTACTGATCCGGTAACCGACCGTGCCGAAGTTGAGCGTCCGGCTCTTGCCAGCCATTTCGGCGCGGTGACAGTCAACATAGTCTTTCACATCGGACTCCAGGCGCTTGATGCGGTTCTGCAGTGGCAGCGCCGTTTTGGCGTATTCGTTTTTGATGCTGTCCAGCCGGCGGTCCCGGTCAACGGCCAGCTCGGTCAGCGCGTGCTGGCACTCGCGGATGTCCCGCAGCGCCTGATCCACCGCGGCCCAGTCGCTCAGCACCGGCGCGGCGGTCACTTTTCGTCTTGCCATAGGTCAATCCTCTCCTTCGATCTGTGCTTGGAATCTGCTGGCGAGCAGCTGGGCATAATCTTCGGCGCCGAACGGCAGCAACGGCCGGATACTGTTCCGCAGCACGATCAGCGCGATGTACGCATACAGCAGATCCGCGCCGCCAGTCGGGAAGATCATGGCCTGCAGCCGGTCAATGTACGCCTGTACCTGCTCAGCAGCACAGGGCTGAAATGACTTCTTGTTTTCCATAGGCAATCTCCTTCCTCCCTCTGCATCTTTCCGGGCTTGGGACCGGCGGAGCCATCGGCTCCGGCTGCATTAAGGAAGGGGCTTACGCCCCCTTGCGGCGTTCCGGCAAAGCCTGCCGGTCACTGCGCCGCCGCTTTTTGGTCGGCCGCTTGCGGGGCGGTCTGGCGAATTCCATGGTGGCCAGGGCGTCGTCGTAGCCCTCGGTGTACCCATGCCAATACTCGGCATTGTCTGCCGGCTCGATCTCATCGGTCGGCAGGTCCAGCAGTTCCGCTACCGTCTCCTTGGCGTGGCCCAGACAGTACCCGGCCCACAGAAGCAGGACAACCAACGGAATCACCAATGCCTCGCCGCCCAGGGCGCCGCCGTCCCGCGCCAGCGCCACGTTCAACGCGTACATTCCAAACGCCCCGGCCACCGCACCGGCGGCGAAGATTACCGTGAATTTTACCTTGCTCATAGTGCCCTCCTTACACATGCCCCAACATGCCGATGCCCATGTGGGCGGCCATGCGGTACAGATTATCGTAGCTGATATCCTCAGCGCTGGCGGCGTTGCTGTACAGGTTCACCGCGCCGCGGATGCCCCAGGGGCTCCGGCACACCCCCAGCAGAAAATCCAGTTCCTTCTTTGCGCCGCGGCTGGCCAGCACCGGGAACAGTTTCTCCACGTCCTCCCGCTTGACCTTACGGGTGGTGTATTCCCGCTGCATGCGAATGCGGCTGAACAGCTGGGCAAACTGCGCCTGCTGCCGTCCCTGCAGGCGGCTGTATACCTCGCTGTTTCCGATCAGCACCACGCCCACACCGTGCTCCCCGGTCATGGGGTTATCGTCGGTCAGGGAGCGGATCTCTTCCAGGGCCGCGTATTTGAGGTGCTGCGCCTCGTCGATGATAATAACCAGGTTGGTGCCATCCAACCGCTGCCGCAGCGCCATCATCTGGTCCATCTTGTTGCGGCATTCCGGCACCCGCAGGGCGCGGGCCAGCAGCTTGATCGCGCCGGTCAGTGTGCCGGTGCTGGGGGTGATACTGATGCCCACCGCGCTGGTAGAGTGGTCGCGCAGATATTTTTGCGCGCCCTTGCTCTTACCCACGCCTGCGTCCCCGTGCAGGACCACCATGCAGTGTTCCAGCTGCGCGAAGCGGATTCCCTGGTACACGTCCTCCGAAATCGAGGTCGGTATGTAACTTTCACGGGGCAGCAGACCGCCGGTCTTCTCGGCGGCGGCCGCCGACTCCTCCGCTATGGCGAAGAATTCCTTCAGTTGACGTTCCACAGTCTCCACCGAACCTTTGTATTTCTGGTTCATGTAGCTGCTCAGGGCCGCACTGCTGATATTCACCTTGCTCGCCATCTGGTTCTGGCTGATTTTGTGCGTTTCCATGTACTCCTGCACTCGCCGGATCATGGACTCATCATAGATCTTCTCCATCTTCGAAACCTCCTCGCTGTCTGATCAGGTAGTCGTTCATGCTTCCAATATCGATATCGCCCACGGCCCGCAGCAGGGGTTCTTCCTGCTCGGCGCGACGAAGTTCGATGCACTTCGGGTTCGGAGCCAGGGCCAGTTCGTCCAGGTTGTGCCGTGCCAGAGCGGTAGCCAGGTTGAGCGCCCGCTCCGGGTCATCCGGCAAACGCAGCGCCTGCCCGTACTCCCGTACTGCCTTTTCGGCCTTGCGCTTGGCGGCCATCAGCTCGGCAATCTGCTCCTGTGTAGCCAGGTACCCGGCGGTCAGCTTGCTCTGCGGGGCTTCCGTGAGGAAACGGTCCTCCATATCGTAGACCCGCACTTTGCTCAGGTCCTCCGGGTCATACCGCAGATACACCTTGTCCTGCATGCGCAGGTTGGCAAGTTCCGGGGTGTAGAAATCCAACTCCAGGCCGTGGATCTTCAGTGTCACGCCGCGGCGGGTCACCCGTACCGGCTTGCTGGTACGCATTAGCATCAGCTGCAGGTCGTTTTCACTGGCCGGTTGCCGTACCGCGCCATTGGGCAGGCTTTCCCGCCAGACCTCCACGCGGCTTTTGCCTTTGTCCTCGGCAACGCTGCCGCCGTAGGGCTCACAGTTCAAATACCCTTCAATCAGCGTGTCTACCGCCGCAATCACTTCGGCGTCCGTCGGCACGTGGTCGCCCTGCTTCAGCACGTATTTCAGCCGGTTGGGCTTTTCCACCACGTTGCCGCCGGTATAGGTAGGGAACAGCCGACTCACATAGTTCTTGAAATCCTCGAACCGCCGCTCCACCAGCTTGGCGCGTGCGTTGCGCACAATGGCGTTGGTCATCTTGATGCCCAACCGCTCAAACACGCCCGGCGGGGCAAAAGGTTCGCTGCCATCGGCCAGACGCTTCTTGGCGCGGTGCCCACGCCCGCCGATGTCGTAGGTCAAAAATTCGCGGCCGTTGTCCACATACACGTTCGAGGGAATTCCGCGGGCGATAATGCCCTTGCGGAGCGCATTCAGCGTGGCCTGACTGCCGGGATTGGCGGTCACATACCAGCCGGTAAAAATACCGCTGCGGGCATCCAGCCAGGCGCTCAGATATAGGCGATGCAGGGTGCCATCCGGCCCCACGCTCTCCACGTCCAGTGTATGGGTATCGCCGATCCAGAAGTCGTTGGCGGAAATGCTCTCGTATTCGCGGCGTATGTAGGGGCTGCACTTGTCGTAGTAGGCTTTTTCGCCCTCTCTGCACAGCACCGTCACCGCATAGGGTACCGCCTTGGCTTTGCGGTAAAAGGTGTGATAGCTGGGCAGCGGCAGGGCCGTGGGCATATTTTCCCGCGCCCACTGCTCGGTCAGCGCCACACAGCGGGGGATCGGCAACTGCGCCTCATCCAAGAACAGGCTCAAAAATTCCTGCTTGATCTCCGGCAGCAGCACGGTCTTGCCCTTGCGGGCCTTGCCGCGCTTATCCACCAGGGCATCCAGGTCTCCCTCGCGGATCGCCGCCCACTTGCGGTACAGCGTTTCCACGCTAATCTGGCGCTCCGGCTCTTCCAACTGACGAAGCAGCACGAACTTCTCATCGCACTCGGCCTTTTTCTTTCCGGCCTTGCTGCGGTATTCCTGCCACTGTTCCACTAGGGCTATCCAGCAGCTGATCTCCGCACGTTCCTCGGCGGTGTAGCTTTCCAGTGGCTTGTTCTTGGGCGCTGGCTTATCCTGGGCAACGGCCGGGGCGGCAGTTTTGACCGCCGGACTGTGATCGGCGATGTATTTTTTCTGAGCAGGCTCCGGCAGAGCAGAAAGAGGAATCAGGCAGATTGGCCGGTTTTGTGCATTTCTTTCCATTTGATGAGGCCAACGACCTGCTTTAATCTGAAGCTGGACAGCCCTGCTGGTACATCCCAATAGGTGGGCGACCTCCGTTGCTTTCAGTAGTGCTTCCAATCCATTCACCTCAATTTTGACCTGCCATCTTCAGTGCTGGGCGGTCACCCCTCAGCAGACAGCCCCGCAGGGCCGTTTCGGCAATGCTGGTCTTTCTTTCCAGACTGTGATATTCTATAAACGAGTACTGTGTAGTGACTCTGCTCTACACAAAGGGAAAGGATGTAGCATCAATGCAAATAACAGTGAATGATGTAAGAAATCGCTTGTTTCGGTTGTTTTCTCCTGTAATCAATACACCGGAGTTCCATGAAAAGTACCTATCGTTTTCCACTCTCACCGACTTACAGAAGCGGTATGATATTTGCGAAGAAAACTGGGGTCTTACAATGGCTTATATTCATGCCATTGCATTGCATCTGGATGATAAGGAATTTCCTTCTATAGCTAACCGTACAGTTCCGCCTGAAATTGTTCTTACTGCATATACTGTTTATTGGCAAGTCACGCAAGAACTCGTTCAGGCCGATCAAGACCGCAAGCTATCTGTCCCGGATTCCGATTCGGATTTCTTAACGTATATGTTCTCCGACTTTTTGGGGAAATTTTCCTCTGATAACGGCATATGAGCAGAGCCGTCATCAACGCACACGCTCAGCGGAACTCCATTTTTAAGCATGAGTTTTTTCAGCGTCCTGAGAGAGCTAGGATTTGTTGAGATTTTCTTGTTAGACATTCTTACCGTCCTTTTTGTCCGTCCCGCGTTGGAGTGGACTTCTGTTTCGGCCTGCCATCATCAGTACCGGGCGGCCATTCCCGGCAGACGGCCCCGCAGGGCCGTTTCGGCTGTTGACATATCCAGCATATTTACTTTGCAACATTACGCAAGAGATTTATCGAAATGCCCCTCTGTGCTGTAAGCCCATTGCAGTTCGATCTGTCCATCCGGCATCAGGTACAGGGCGGGGCGGTGTGCCTTGCAGGTCCATCCGCTTTTGATATTCTGTACCCAGGCATCCCCATAGTACCCTTCCACCTTCAGAACCTTGTACTGGCTCCCAGCATTGGGGTAGGTCTCGCCAACCAGCAGCGGATCGCCCAGCTTCTGAACCGGCACCCGGTCATTCTTCGGTATCAATGTCATAACCAAGCGCCTCCATCACATGCAGGATCTCACCAGTATAGCCGATCAAGCCCTCATACCGTAGCCAGATGTCCAGCAGCTCCCGGCGGTAATGCCGCTCCAGCGCCTTCTCGATCGTGCCGGGCTCTTCGCCGATCATTTCTTTCAGCGCTGTCAAGATTGCATCTTCCAACCCTTTTTCCTCCTTTTTGAATGGACGGTTGAACGCCGTTTCAACGGTCTTTATACCTGTCACAAAATCGCTGTCCCATGCGCCGCGCCGCCAATGCTCGGGCCACGCCCACCAGTTCAGAGCATCCTCCAGTGTGGGGTATTTCTCGCCGTATTGTTCCTGTATGGCATCTATAATGCGAATGTGCATGGCGTTCTCCTTGGCCTGCCATCATCAGTGCCGGGTGGCCATCCCCGGCAGACGGCCCCATGGGCCGTTTCGGCTCAACGTCTGAAACACTGTCAATTTGTTCATGGTGATTTCCTTTCTGTCACCTATTTGAAGCAGCCTTCTGGCTGGAACGACTGGGAATGGTGAAAATATCTTCTACCTGACAGCCCAGGGCATCAGCGATGGCTTTTGCGGTGAGTCCATGAACACTGGGGCTTATGCCAGCTTCTATCCTGTATAATGCGCTCCCACCCATGCCGATTTTTTTCGACAATGCAAACCTAGTCAGTCCACATTTTTCCCTTTGCTCACGAAGGCGTGAAATCTTAGGTATATAATTCAAGGTATCCGGCCCCCTTCCGTGTCTGTTCAGACACTATAATTATTATATAGTGTCTATACAGGCACGTCAAGAGTTTTTTTCGCTTTTTAGTGTTCATATAGACACAAATATGCTATACTTATAAAAAAATTTGCCATCTTGCAACGGGGGAGAAGCTATCTCAAATGAATATTTCAGATCGGCTCAAGGAGCAAATGAAAATCAGGAAAATATCTGTTCCTGGACTCAGCGAGAAAACTGGAATATCCGAAAATACGATAAAAAATTATTTATATCGCGGCCAAGAGCCCCGTGCTGAGGCAATGCTTGCAATTGCCAACGCACTTGACATATCAGCAGCCTACCTTCGTGGCGAGAGTGATGATCCAACTCGGCCTATATGGGAATCGTCCTCAACGCTCGATGAACTCAAGAAAATAGATGTATCTTTGTTGCCTGGCCTTCTGGAAAGTTACCAGCAGGCCAGCCCTGAAACGCAGTTCTATGTACGCGGAGCATTGGCCTATATTGCCAACGCTTTGCATGTGGAAGATGCCGAGTTTCAGCGCCGCACCACTCATTTACTGGAGCATTTTTGTAACATCGCCTATGATTTTTCCCGTAACTATCAGCAGGAAGCCCGGCGCGGTGAAGAGGGGCAAAAGATAGATTTTGCAAAAGCATATAACTTCTACATGAAGTTATTGAGCGCAGATCTGGTGGATACCCAACAATATTACTTCCCCTCCAGCCCCGATCCGCGTCGCAGAGATGACGGGACATCGGACGAAAGGGGCTTCTAATTCCAAATCCAGCATGGCACAAGAGCGGCCTTTCTGTCTCGCTTTTGTTGGATTCCAACGCTAGGGGTTATTTTTACAGCAATTTTTGCAATGTGTTTCAATAGTCGCCTGCTTACTTTGCATATATAAAAAAGCGCTGCACAGATACCCCTGGAGGGGACATTTCTGCGGCATTTTAATGCGAAATCCAGAAATTGCTTCGCACCGTGTTATTATCAAATAATCAACGTGTTATCGTAATGCGAAAGGCGAAAAGCAATGCGAAACACTTTTTCGCATTGGAATAATCAGGATTGCCATTTTCCGATGCATTTCTGCTTCCATATTTGAACGCCTTAAAGATTTTCTTAAATGGCAGTGTGCAAATGATATTTGCTGAATATTCGTTGTTTTTTATCGTGCGTTCAAATCTTTGAACACTTCTTAAACACGCTCCGACCTCATTTTTGTGTTGCGCTTTGTCATCTGGCTGTCGGTGCCAAAATCGCCCTAAAAAGGGGCAAAAAAAATTGCAAGCCCCTTTTCAGGGACTTGCATTTTTTATGCGAACTTTTCCGTTCACGCATCATTAAATTTTACGTTATTTGGTTAAAAAACGTCGTATTCCGCCTTTTTGCACATTCATTTCGGCCCCGCCCGCCGTTCAACCCCATTTTTTCATTCTCTCTGAAAACTCACATCCTTGCAGCGCAAGGATTTCTGCATAAGAACTTCGGGATAATATTTTGAAGATGGCACCTGCTATAATGTTGCTACGGATTGTAATCCGAATCAACA